CCGATTCAATAAGTTTTTAAAACCAACGCGCGCCGAACTGAAAAAAAACGGACGCGGCGGCAAATTCACCTTTCGGCCGGTTTTGCCTCTGAATTGTTCGGCATAACTTGGCGGAATCCCCAAACGCAACATATCGTCTAAATCAACGTCGTCACCGGTGCCAAATTCAACATAAGGCGAATATTTTGCATTGGCGACAATGTTAATTGTTTTGCCGCTTTTTTGTGCGCTGATTGATTGGCGGAGCGTACCCTTATCAACCGGCGCCGCACGTTTTGCAAGTCTAACAATTTCCAGGCCCGTTTTTCCTAATTCATTTGAAACCTTTTGAGATTCAAACGCGCGCAATTTATCTAACTTTTTGTTAAGTTTTGACAAATCGGATTGATTTATTTTTATATTCATTTAACTTGATTTTGTTGCTAAAAGTTTTGTATAAAAATCCAAATCAAATTCAAATTTGTCGTTTATTCTATATTTTTGAGTTTCGCCCTCTAATGTAAAGACGTCGCCCAATTGAATCAAATCCGCGGTCTTTTTACGCATTGTTAATTCAATGTCGATGTCTTGTTGCCTTTTGCCGAATTTGTCCTTAATTTCGCCCTTTAATTGCGTTAAATTGCACCAAACCGTTGCAATGGTTGACAGCGTTGAATTAAAACCACCAAAACCGTCCGCAACCTTTGAGAAACGTTTTATTGTTATTTTAGAATCTAATTTTCCGGCTTGCATTAAACAAACATTGATTTAAAGGACGTTAATATTTTTTTTGTACTTGTTGTAATTTCGTTTAAATTTACGCCCGTGACAAAATCCGCGCGGTTGTCGTAATATGTTGAAATCAATTGAAGCATTGCTTGTTTTATTAATGAATTGTTGATCCCGGTTGTCACATAGGTAATTAAAACGCGTTCGGCCGGTCCTTGGTCCAATTCAATTGTTTCATTGTCCAAACCTAAAATTTCAAAATCTGTTGTGGCCGTTCCTTTGATTGTGATTTGTGAAATGCTCGCAACCGGCCCAAATGGCAAATCAAAAATTCCGTTTGTTTCGTCTAAATAATAACTTCGATTTTTGGCGACAATATCGCGCGAAATATAATTTTCGGACCAAATCCGCGCTTGTGTGATCATTTCACCAATCAACGCATCATCGGCGGTTGTATCAATCCGGACGTAATCTTTGACGTTTTGGGTTGTCAATAATTCGGAACCGGTTGTTGTATTGATTTTAATTTGTCGCATTGTCTTTTGTTTCTTTGGATTCGATTTTCAATTCCTTTGTTTCAATCTTTGCTTTGCTTTGCTTTTTATTTATTGGCGAAGCGTAACCCCTGGAAATCCAAATTGTTGCAATATGGGCCGGCAAATCTATTTTGTCGCCGTTTTCATATCGTTTGCCGTCCCTTAAAATTGAAGTTTTGATTTTTAATTCCATTATAAAATATTTTTGTAAAGATAAAAAAAAAGCGCCACATAAATTGTGACGCCTTTTCCGAATGAAAACAATATGAAAAAACATTAAAGTAGTGCAAAGTTATTAAAATTTTTTGAATATTTTTCCATGCCAAGCGTAAACGATTTTAAAATCCCGTCGTTTTTTATAATAAAAAAACCGTTTCGTTGTTTTGAATAAATGGCGAAAAATTGAACGTCTGACGTTTTATAAAAATTGTCGTTTCGATCGCTTAAAATAATTCGTTTTCGCGTTCGGTTTGATTCGTCAATTGCTTTTATCTGAATTTTTGACAATCCGTTCGGGGTGTCAATAATACAATCATAAACCGAAGTGTGAAGCAAAGGAAATGAAACCAAAAGATTGTTTTTCATCGCCTCAACAGCAAAAAGGTATTCCGCGAAACAACCAAAACGACTTGCATCCATTTTATAAAGTTATAAAAAAAAGCGCTTAAATTAATAAGCGCCTTTTCAAACTAACCAATAAATAAAACTAATCACCGTTGTAAAGGGCCAACGATAAACCCAAAAAGAAAAGGAACAACGTTCCAATAATATCGTTATACAGAAACATTTGACGCGTTGCAAACACGAAAAATAAAATTGTTAAAACAAAGTTAATAAAATTTTTATAATTGGTCTGCATAAAAACATTGATTGCAACAATAATATTTGTCTTCACTTATTGGCGCCTGACAAACCCGGCATTCAAATTCGGGTTCGTCGCCTGGAAAATAATCTAAACCCCAAGCCATGACGCAATATTTAAAGGTTTTAAAATCTTATTGAAAAATTTATTGAATTTCGTTTGTGATTCAAAATTTTCTATTTCTTTTTTTGTGTACACATTGACGCGTTTTCCGTCGTGTATTATAGTCAATCCGGTTGTTGTTTTCATTTGTCTAAAATTGTGGCCGAGTTGCCCCGGCCGGTTAATGTTTTTTTATTTACAAAGAAATTGAATTAATAATGTTCTTAATTCGTCTTTGCTTAATGACATTAAATAGTCAGTTGTGCCTTCTGAATCGGTCATGTTTCTTTGTACTGATTTTACAATTTGTTCTTTGGATATTTTATTAAATGTTTTCATAATTGTTTTATTTTATTGTTTTTGTTCCCTACAAATATATAACACTTTTTATAATTAAAAAAATATTTTCACTTTTTTTTGAAAGTTTTTTTTGTTTTTTTTGTTTCTTATCTGTTGAGCGCCATAAAATAAAAGCATAAAAAAAAGGCCCGGAATAAATCCAGGCCCTTTAAATTGATTGATTTGCGTAAAATTACGGCGTTTCTAATGCAGCTTTTGCAGTTGCAAAATCACCTTTTACAAACGCGTTAGGCAAATAATTTGTAAGTGCAATCCTTTCAGAAACGCGGACCGTTACAAAACCGTCACGAACGTTTGTTCCGTCTTCTTTAAAGAATTCAACATTGATTCCGTCACGGACCCAAAGTTGCGTTCCAACGCCAAAGTTTCCAATTAAGAAATTACCGGCGCTAATTGCGCTATTTAAAACAACCTTCACGCCCATGAATACGGGTTGAAGACCGCTGTAAACTTGGTCTTTTAAATAATTGTTTTGCGTATCTTTTAATAATAGTATTTTGTGAAAATCTGTTGGATTTAACAAAATTGTATCGGCGTTGTAATTTGCCAATGCTAATTGATTTAAAGACGCAACAATTACGTCAAATTCATTTGCGTTGTCAACGGCGTCGGCTAGTGATCCGGCGGCGAATACAGTTGCAGAATTTTCAATACCGCCCAAAGTGTTACCACTTAAAACGTGAGCATCTTCAACGTCCAACAATTTTTCGGGCGCACGGCTTGACAAATATGACGTCAATTGTGCGGTGTCGGCCAACATTTCCTCGGAAATTCGGAAATAAGTTCCGATTTTCTTCACATTGGCGTCCGTCGCAGTCATGTCAAAATCGGATTGCGTAAACGTCGCGCCTTCGGCTGTAATGTCGGCGCCGTTGCTGTATCCACTTTCTTTGACATAGCGAACAACGTCCGATGTTGTTGAACCTTGGGCCAATAATTCGCGAATGTGTTGCGGTCTTGTTGGATCAAATTTATATCCAGGAACGCGATCCGCTGCAATAACTGAACCGGTGAAATCGGCGCCGGTGGTCATATCCGCTTTAATTTCAAACGCTGCGCTTCTTGAATGGCCTTTTGTCAATTTTTCAATTGCGCCATTTTCAAACGCTTCATTTAAAGCGCCTTTAAACGTCATTCGTTTTTTAGCGTTGAATTGCTTTTTGTTTGCAACCTCAATCGCGTCCAAACGCTCATTTAATTTTGTTGCCATTTCGGTAACTTCATTTTTTACAATGTCGTTAGCTTTCAATACAACAGTTTCAACCACCTCGTGATTGGATTTTTCGATTTTTGAATCAATGGCCGTGTTAAATTGGTCCAATTGATTTTTGATATTTTCTTCCATTTTTTATTTTTTTATGGAGTTAATAATATAATTTAAGATTTCGGAATCATTGTTTTTTGCTTCAACATTCGGCAAAGTGATTTCATCAACCGGCTTTGTGAATTCAACAAATAATGATTTTAGTTTTAATAATTCCGCTTCGATTGCAAATCCCATTTCGTCGGAAATTGAACCTTTGCGAATTAGTTTAGATAAATTGTCGTATCTCTTTGACAATTTATTGACGTCAATATTTCCTTTGACATCTAAAATTTTTGCCTGATCATTAGCGGCTAAAGTAACGGCGCTAACTTCATACAATTTGACCTCTGTAATTTCGCGGTAATTGTCTTTATTTTGTTTTTGAATTGGCATAATACCGACAGAATTTTCGGTAATGACGCCGGTTTTCATTAATTCAACAACGTCCATTCCCAATTGTGTTTTGGCAATTTCTGCGGTGAATACTAAACCTTTGTCGTCCTCATATAATTCAACCATTTTTCCAATCGGTTGATTCATATCGTGTTGATATAAGTATTTGACCCGGTCGCCATTTTCGGCGATTGTCTTTTTATATGCGCCTTTCATTATTACGTCATTGTCGGAATCTTTGTTTCCGAAATAGCTTCCATAACCTTTAATAATTCCGGCCTTTTCGTCGGCGTCAATTAATTCACCAACGGGCGCCGCTTTATATAGAATCGTGTTCATAAGAAAATTTTTGTAAATATACGATTTTTAAAAATTAGTAAATCCGCCTGCAGCAACGCCCAATCCAATGTTTTGAATTTCTTCAATGGTTTGCGCCCCTTCTTTTGGAATGTGAGCAATTGAACAACGGCAATTAATCACTTCGCTAGCCGGCGCGCTTGGATCGCCCGGAAACATCATTTGTGAACCACCAACCAAAAACGCCGCGTTTTGATCAACAATTTGTCCGTCCGCGTCTGAATGCGTATCGCGGACCCTATCGTCAAAACTTGCAATCCATTCCTTTTGTAATTGATCGCCCGGAAAAATCGTTGTTGCGGCCGCTGATGTCGCAAAATTAGCCGCCGCAGTTGCTTCGGTGCGGACCAATCGTTCGGCCTGGAATTGTGAATATCTGTTGAATTGGTTGCGTAAAATACGCCCCTTTTCAATGGCGCCCAACGTCATGAATTCGGGATCGGACATCAATCGTTGTGTTATTCTAATAAGAGTTTGTTTTGCAGTACCCGAAACCAATGTGACGCGTTGCGAACCGACAGCGACGCCCAACGCTGCAAATCGTGCGGCCCAAATATCATTTAAATTTGTTGTATCAATTTTTTTTGTCAAGTAGTTTTCAAAAGTTTTTGCGTACCAATTAGCAAATCGGATTCCTATATTTATATATAAATCGGAATAAATTTTCAACAATGGTTTGTTGTCAAAAAGGTTTTGAAAATTGGTTTGACCGTCCGCAATAAACGATTCAATGCCTTTGTTGTATTCGCTTTTATAAAAACGTTTTACAATTGCAATTTGTTTTTTTTCGGAAATGTCCAATTGCTTTTCAAAATCCGTTTGCCATTTGTCGCGATCTAATTTCAACCTAATCGTCTATTTTGTCCAAAGTTTTATTAACCCAATTTCTCATTGCAGTTCCGCCCCAAAGATTCCAGGAAACAAAACCATTGTCGCGCCAAGGCGTGTCCTTAAAACGGTCCGCAACAATTTCGTTGCCTTCATGACGTGCAAAAAATGATTTGATTCGATTAAGCATTTCTAACGTAAGCGGATCGCGGTTTGCAATCATACGGGCGCGGCGCCAACCGGTCATTGTTCCGGCCGTCACTTCATCGCCGTATTTTTCGCGAAATTCCAACATTCGTTTGGCGTTGTTGGTTGCGGTTTGCGGATAGTCTGAAAATGTTTCGGCCTTTTCTGTTGGTTTGTCTTTGCTGCTCATTGGGTGGCCTTCTGGCAATAAATCGGTGTCGTGTTTTCCGCTTCTAAATTTTCCGTTTTTAAGCGCGTATAAATAAGAATTGACGCGCGCCATTGCCCATTGTTGCGGTGATGATACAGACGGCCGAACGCTTTGGGGGTTTGTTCTATATGCACCGATTCCGCGTTCGTAAACTTTAAAAAGCGTTGGAACGTTTGTTTTTTTACTTGCGGCGTTATTTACGGCCTCATTGTGGTCGTCAGCTTTTTTTTTTAAGGCTTTTCGCAAACGTGCGGAAATTTGTTTTTTGTCGTTTTCGTCTTCATCGTGCGGTTTGCCGTAATGATATTTTTGCGCCTCAATCGCGGCTTCATATTCTGAATGTGAATCAAAAGGCATAAACACTTTTTCGCCGTCAAAATTATGTTCGTGGTGACCGGATCCATTTAATTCGGCGGCGCGTGCCTCTGCTTCATCAACAGTTGTGAAAACGTCCGTCATTCCCGGAACCAATTTTTTGCTTAAAAATTTATTGACATCAACGTCAACCGATTCCATTGGTATTTCAACGTCGTTTGATTTTACCGGAATAAGATTCGCCGGCACAAAGTAATCATCTAACTCCGGCGTTTGTTCGTCTTTTCCGTAGTTCATAGCGGCGCGCTTTTCGTTTGGTGTTATCCACCAAGCCTTTGTAAGTTGGTCAACCACTTTGTCGGTCTCCTCTTGGAGTTCTGGAACGACCGAAAAATCAAATTCAATACAAAGTTTGTCGCCGTATTTTGGCGCCAACCATCGATTCAATTCGTCTTTTATTTTTAACAATTCCGGAATGACGCAATTTTGATACAATGCCTTTTTTGCTTCCTTCATATTGTTATATGACGCGGATTCGGTATTGTTTAGTAATTGGACCGGGACGTTGTAAATATTACATAAGTCTTTTATTGAAGCGTTATATTGTTCAATCAATGAAACGTCCGCGGCGTTCAATCCAAAATTAACCCATGACAATTTTTTCGGCGTGATGATAACGTCGCCGGCATTGTCTGATCCTTGGAATTGTTTGCGAAATTTGTCTTTTAATTGTTGCGCTTGGACCTCGTTGATGTCGCCTTCATCGGACATCAATAAACCGCGCGCCGTTTGATTTTGTAAGTATTTAACTCCCGTTTGTGTTGCCTCGTTATTTGTTGTCAATGATCGCATTCCGGCGCGCAATGGTGATTGTCCATAAAGGTGTGAACCGGTTCCGTCATAGTACGGGTTAAAGTCTTTAATGTGACATATTTCGTCGGCGTCAATCTCAAACGTTCCGTTGTATTCAACGCGATATTTTGAAACGGGTTCCATTATGCCATTGGAAACAATTTCCATTATTTGCGACGGCATTACATAAAGTTCCGTATATTTTCCAACATTGGCCCCGGTGTCCGGTCCTATGCCGTAAATATAACGGTTGCCGGTTAATTTACCGAATGCAATCAATTCCGAAATAAATGAATTGTAAGATTGCGCCGGATTTGGGCGTTCCAATACTTTATGCAATTCGGTGTCTTGTAATTCAACCATTGACCGCTTTTGTAAGATTGCGGCTTTGTGAATCGTTGAAGCGTCAAACGTTCCAGATGTAAGCGCCGAATAACGTTTGTAATTATTTTCGTTTGTCTTTTCGTAAACTTGAAACGGAATTGTTGTTGCGGCTTTTGTTATTATATTAATAAGCGAATAAATCGTCGCGTTTTTTCTATAACCTTCGGTTATATACGAATCATCATTTTCGGCGTTCCAAACAATTGAATTTCCGATATAGTTATAAATCGCGCGGTTGTATTGTTGCGCGGTGTTTTGTGAATTTTTTATCAATAGGGATTTGAAGCGGTCAAAAATAGAAGCCATAAATTAACGCGTAAATAAATTTTTGTAAAAATACAAAATTTAAAATAGTTTTTATACTACAAAAAATTCGGTTCGGTTTTTATATTTTGAATAAACGGCGTAACGCAAGGCATCGCACAAATGGTTATTGGCATCTTGTGGTTTGTTAATGATTGTATTGTCTTTTAAGCGCTGCCAAAAATACGTGTGTTGTTCGTGTTTAAGGTTTGTTGATTGGTCCGAAACAAATATTTCGTGTTCCTTTAATAAACTAATACCGGCGTTTATTGATCCGGGGCCTTTTGTTGCAGCTTTTGCCAATACGCCCATTTGTCGCAATTCAACAATTGATTTTGGTTCGGCCGAATCGCAATAGGCCAACACGTCAGCTTTGCCTATATCTTTTAAAAAGTTTGCAATGTCGCGGTTGGTCATTCCTTTTTTGTACATTAGTTCGTTAATATAAAGTTTGTCGCGAATTTTACCGACTTCAAGAATCGCCAATTCGTCGTTTGTAAATCCAAAATCAATACCTAAAATTGTTTCGTCAAACTCCGGAAATTCGCTTAATGGAATATATTTCCAATTTGTAAATATTTGACGGTCTGAAAATACCGCGCGTTGTCCTTCACCATAAACGCGCCAATAATCGGGATCACGTAATTTAATGCGTTCTATTTCCTGGACCAATTCGGACGGCAAAAATTGATTGTCTTTGTAAGTTGTTATAAATAAATCTGAATCGTCGCGTTCAATCACTTCATTATAAAGCCAATGCACCGGATCGGACGGATTGAAGTCAATAATCAATTGACCGACGGTCCGCATATTCAATTGACGAAAATCCTCAAACGTCAATTCGTTGGCCTCATTTAAAAAACAAATATCGTGTTTGGCACCTCGAATCTTTTGCGGATCGTCAGTTGACAAAAATTGCACAATGGAACCGTTGTATTTAAAAACGTTTTCCGCTTTGTTGTGTTCGCCTTTATAATAAACCCCCAATTTTGTCGCAATGCTTATAAAATCGCGCAAAACCGACCGTTTGAGCGCCGGCAATGTTTTCCGCACAATTGAAATTGTAAGCGGCGTTTTGGTTGTTGTAAGTTTATAAATTAAGAATTGGCAAATGGCATAGGTTTTCCCCGAACGCGTCCCGCCTTGATGTACTTTAATTCGAGCCTTTGAATTCAACGTTTGATAAAATTGAACGTTGCAAAATTCTTTTATTTGTCCTTTGCCGGTGTCCATTCAATGATTTTTGATTCAATACCGCCGTCCATTTGTATTTCTTGGCGCTCGATGAATCCGCGTTTTTTGCCTTTTGTTTTTAAATAAAATATTGTTGCGGTTGTGTTGCCTTCTTTTATTTGTTCGTGCAATTGTGATTCCACAAAATCCAATGTTAAGTCTTGAAGTTCGTCAACCTTTGCCCGGAACACTTTGTCGTTTTTATAATATTTATAAAACGTTGATCGGTTGCATTTGACTTTTTTGCAAGCGGTTGTCACAATTCCCAATGATTGTTCCAATGCTTCAATCAAATTGTTTTTTAATATGTTGGTTTTTGTTGCCATGTGACAAATTTAAACAAAATAAACGAGCATAAAAAAAACCCTCTCATTTCTGAAAGGGTTAAAAATGAATAATTGTTTGAGGTTATCTAATTTAAATTATTCCAACGCGTCCGTTGTTTTATCCGTTGTATTTTAAATACAATTCATCATTAGTCAAGTTTTGGTCTAAACAATCATTGGCAAATATAGCGTCTTCAATAGCTTGGCCGCTTTGGCTATAGCCGTCCCAACCATTTAAAGATTGTCTATGTAATGGTGTTGAATTTTTAGGTGCTTTAAACCAATTTTGGTTTAACAACCAATCCTGGTATTGTTTTGGGGTGCTAACAAATTGTTGTCCTTTGTACTTTCCGAATTTTAATATCATAATTGTTTTTGTTTTATTAATATACCCCAAAAGTAAAAAAATTTTTTCAATTACCAAACAAAAATAAAAGTTTTTTTTAATTTTTTTTTAAAAACTATTTATTTTTCAGTGTACCAAACAAACGAAATTCCAATAATAAACAAATGAAATTCAAAACAATGTTCGTCGGCGTCTTCAATTGGTGAATCAATTACAACGTGGTCCATTGTTGAGTTCCAATAATTAACGCCTAACAAGAAACCATAAATCGGATATATAATTGTATTAAAATTTAATCTCATAATCAATAATATTTTTTGTAAAGGTACAAATATAATTCCCAACATTTATTGTTTGCCTGGATTTTGGAATATGTTTCCGGGGACAAAATTCGGGTGCCGCGATTGTTTATTTCAACGCGCAAGCCTTTTAATGTCGGATGTTGTGATACCTTTATTTCGTTTTTTAAGCACCATTTAAGCGCCTTTTGGTGTTCTGGTGTTGGTTGTATTGCTTTTGCCATAATTAAAACGGTATGTTGTCCTTTATTACCTCAAATTTTTTAGTTTCCAAGTCAATGTCTTTATAGATTCCGCCATTGTTAAAATCGGGGGCCAAATCAAAATCACCCAATTGGCCGTTTTCTTTTCGTTTGACCTTTTCAATATATATTTTTACAACGTCGGATTTGAATTTTGTTCGTTCACCAATACAGCGGTAAACAATCAAACCGTTGTAGGCTTTATTGAAAAAGTCAGCGGATCCGCTTATATCATAAAGAGTTGGTTTTTTATACCGTCCGTTTTCGGATTCTATTTTTCGGGGGTGCGCCACTAAAAACAAATGTGTGTTTGTTTGTTGACAAAATTGCGTTATTTCAGAAAGCGCGCGCCCAATATATGAATGGTCCCGTTGCGCGGAATGGTCTAACATATTCCAGGGATCAATTACACAAACATTGATTCCCTTTTGGAATACTAAATCCCGGAACGCGTTTAAAATACCTTTTAGCGTTAAATTTTCTAAATCTATTTTGACCCAAAAAAAATGGTCTTGAATGAAATCTTTTGTTTGGTTTAATTGGTCGTTGTTGCAATTGGTTTCGTTTAATTTATTCGCGATGCGTTTAATATGTCCCTCGTAAGGGAATGATTCCGGCGCAAACATAGCGCAACGCATATCATATTTTAACGCCATATTACAACAAATTTGATCCATTACGTCAGATTTGCCCGAATTAGGAATCCCGGTCACAACGGACCATTGTCCCATTTCCATTTTAAAATAATTATCGGCGTTTGGCAAACCGATTGAATAATTTTTGACGCCGTTTTCGTTATAAGTTAAAACACTTTGCCAAATATTGTCAAGATTTAAAACGCCTTCCAATGGAAAGTTTTTAGCGGTTTTAATAACGTTTCGCAAAGTTTCGGCCCCTTTTGTCGTCAATATCTCGTTGGCGTCCTTAAAGTCGCCAAAATCGACGTATTTACAACGATAAGCGCCGAAGCGCCGCGCCAATTCATTACGCAATTCAATCCCAGGGTTATCATTATCGGTGCAAAGTATAATTTCTTTTTTGTCTTTAAAGTATTCAAAACAATTGTCCAAATATTCCAAACGCTGATTGCCTTTTGACGCGCCGTTTGGAACGGAACAAACGGAATAAATGCCGGCCTCGTGTAATGACAACGCGTCAATTTCGCCTTCAACAATAAATATTTTATCCATTGTTTTGATATTGTCAAGGCCGTAAAATATTAACTCCGCGCCCGAAACCATTTTAAAATTCTTTTGCCCGTCACGATATTTGACATTTACCAATTCATTTTCGCGGTAATAATTAAAATTAATTGCGCGGCGTTTTTTACCTACTTGCGGAAAATATTGCAATGATTCGCCAATTTTCCAATGTTGTAGTGTTGGTTCGGAAATGCCGCGATTTACAAACCATTTGACAACGCGTTCGGTCAAATTGACTTTTATTTTTTCCGGGCGAATGAAGTCTTTTTTCTTTTCAAATTTTGTTGTTCCAGAAAATCCGCAGTTGTGACAATTGAATAAACCTTTGTCAATATCAACGGACAAACATTTATCGCGTTTGTTTTTACGTGTGTTGCTGCATTGTGGACATTGGGTTTTAATTTTACCGGTTGTTTTGTTGCCGATATCAATTCCGAAATCGTGAAATGTTTTCATTGTTTATTGTTTTCAATTGCTAAACTAAAAAAATATTTTAAATTTTTGGCATATAATAAAATAAATTTTCAATGTTTTTTAGTTTTTTGTTTTCAATCTCGTAATTATCTGTTTTTATTTTAAATGAAGTTCCGTTTGTTCGGGTTCGTTTGTCGCCTTTTTTATATAATACGGCTAATTTTAAAAGTTCTTTTTTGCTTAAATATCCGCAAATTGTGAGTTGGTTTTTTTTCTTGTTTAGTGAGCAAAATATATAAATATCACAATCAAATTTTGATTGATGCGCCACGAAATTATTGACAAAATGATTCTTGACATCAACGTTGCGACCCATTGTTTTAACGTCTATTTTAAGACCTTTGTAAACCAAATCAAAACCGCCGTCAAATCCATTTTTAAGTTCATAATCAAAACCAAACAAACGTTTGATCATTATTTCGCCAATCAATCCAACAAATTGTTGTTCCTTGGTCCCGTTGAATTCAAAGCGGTTGCCAATATTATTTTGATTGACGAAATGCCAAACATCGTTTTTTAGTTTTTCCGGGATATTGAATTTTTTATAATTCATTCAATACGTATTTTTTTAATTCCTGGAATTCGTTGGACATCATTAAACCACGGATTTGAAATTCGTGAATATTGCCATTTTTAGTTTTTGCCCCAATTTCTTTTTTTCCGTTGGACTGATTTTTATATATAAAAAACTCTTTAAGGTTTTTAATTTTTGTAAATCCAACCGGTTTTTGTTTTGACTTTTGCTGCAGCATGAAGCGATCAATATATTTGATCCCGTTTTTGTCGGTGTTTCTTAATTTTAGAATTGATAAAAAATTGTTTTGCCAAAATTCGTCGTTTCGCAATTCTTTTGAAACGTTGTAAACTTCGCGTAAATCGTAACCGTCCAACCTTTGCAATTTGTCCAAACAATCCAACCATTTTATTTTTTGGGTTTCGGATTTGGGGCGATATTTTAAAGGAAATATTTCCATAAAATGCGGAAATGCGTTTTTGGTTTTTTCATCAAATTGGCGCTTTTCCAATTTTGTGGTATTATCTTTTTTTATTTTATTTATATAGTTATATATATTATCCTTTAACTTTTCTTCAAGGGGGGTCTTTAACTTTTTTTCAATACCTATTGAATTTTTCTTAAAGGGGTCCGCAATAAATATTCGGCGCTGTTTTATTTGTTTTGTGCCGGTGTGATATTTATATTTTATTTTTATAAAGTTGTTGTTTTCCAGGGCTGAAATCCATTTTGAAACGCTTGTTTTTGTAACCCCATAAAGTTTTGAAAAGTATTCATTTGAAGCGTAACAATAACCGGAATCATTTGCCAAGGCCGTGATTTCGCCATACATTAATTTTGCGTTTGGTTGTAGTTTTTTACAATATCGGACCGGTGCCGGAATTACGGCGAAATAGTTTTTTTTGTTTTCCATTCATTCAAAAGTAAAAATATTTTTTACAAAATCAAATTATATTTTATTCCGTCACAAAAGGAACGCAATTCGTCAAATATTTTTTTAAGCTGATCCAATTGAATGTCTTCATCTTCAAATTTATACCAAAGTAATTCGACAAATAAATCAAATTCAACGCGCGTTGATTTGCCAATATAGTTGTAAGAAACCGCAATGTCGTTTGGCGATGATTGCGTAAATCTAATTTTTTGATTTTTATCATCGAAATAAATTGTTTTATACTTCATTTTCTGGTTTTATGACTAATTCATTTTTAAAATATTTGTCGATTGTTTCAATACATTGATCCAAATCATTTGACCAAATCGCCGCCCAATTGCAGTTTTTAAGCCATTTAAGCCACTTTTTTTGCCTTTCCGTGGGTTTGTTATACTTATATTTTAATTCGAGCGCTAAACCGCTAAAATTGGCGTTTGGCGTAAAAATCAACAAATCCGGGATTCCTGGTTTTGTTCCCAAATATTTCATTTTGTATTGTTCAAACGGTGTTCGTTTGCCTTCATTCATTGGGTGCGTGAATACCGCGTCCGGGTGTTGCAATTCTAAATAATTAATAACAGCGCGTTGTAATTTGTCTTCACCTTTTAAATATTTAGAATACGGATTTGCCATTGCTTTATTTTTTACGTTTTTTAAAATACAAATATCCAAAAAAACAAAGCGCTAAACAAACCGGGCATGGGTGCAAAATAAACGGATTCACGATTTTGATTTTTTATAAACAATAAATCCGTTGTTTTTAAGTATCTTTTGGGCCTCTTTTATTTGCTTCTGTTGTGTTCGGTACGCGTCAAACGTTTCGTTTTCAATCGCGTTGGTTTGGTTTTTATAATTCATTTTTTTTGTTTTTAAAATTTTTAAAAAAATATTCGTCGGTAAAATCAATATTTTCCAATAATTGCATTAAATTGGATTTTGTTAAATCTATGTAATCATATTTTTTTGTGTCTATTATTACCGATGATGTTGCAGCAAATTCACATCTTATAAAATCAAAATCGGCGTCAATAATATCGCAATAAATAGAATGTTTATTTTTTTTCAAATTGTTTTCAATCATTTTGTGTGATTTTTAAGTTGTTTTTTTAAAATGTCGTTTTCAATTAATAATGTGTTGTACTTATAAAGCAATGTTTCGGCGGTCATTTTTTCACTTTCGTAATTGCTTAAAACAATCATTTTAAGTGTTTCAAAATCAATGCGGAAAAAATCATCAAACCGGACCCAATTATCCAAATTGGCCAAACCGTATAAAACCGAAGCGTGATCACGACCAACGGCCGCGCCGATTTTTTTCATTGATATTTTACAAACATTTTTTGCAAGCCAAAAATAAACCGCGCGCGCCATTACAAGTTCGCGATCGCGTTTGTTTTGTCTGATGTCACAATTAAAATGTTTGTTGACTAATTTTATAATTTGTTTTAGTTCCATTTTTATAATATTAAACTTCCATCGTCGTGAAATTCATTCCAGGAATAACCCGAAACAATCCCCGTTTCGCAATAAATTTTCCAATCATCAAACGCCCGTTTCCAAGCTTTGCGGCCTTGGTCAATCATTTCGTCGCTCAATGTGTAAACCTCAACCGTGAACGGAAAATTTGTTTCAACGGCAATAAATTTAAAATTGTCAACGCCGCATTGGTCCATATAAAAAGCCGCTTGCAAGTGATACGCATATTTATACACGTCACGGCGAAAAGCCGACGGCGCATTGTCTTGGCATGTTTTAACGTCCGAAATAAAACCCGAAACGCGATTCAAACAATCGGGGCGGACCCGAACGTCCAAACCTTCATGTTTGCCATAGTGCGACAATTCAATTTCGCCCTGACAATATTTTTGCGCCAAATCGTGTTTGCGAAAGTTTTCCAAAATTTTTGTAATTTTTTCGTGATCGTCAAAAGAAACAATTTTTTTGCCTTCGGCCTTTTTTTGTTCAATTATAAATTGTTCTTTTCCGGCCTTTGTGCGGCGATCAATTTTTGGTATCACGTGAAATTCTTTGTAATAGAGTTCGGGTTCTAGCATTGCGCAATGGACCGCCGTTCCAAGTGCCATTGCTGACGATTCAAACGGTTTTTGGTTAATGAAATGATAAACCGATTTTTTATAAATAGCTTTTAAACCCGACGCGCTGATCCCTGGCGTCGAATGATATTTTTCGTTTGTGTCAAATTGTGTTTTCATTTTTATTGTTTTATTCGTTTTCAATTATCAAATAATTATTTATTTCATCAATTGTTGTTTCGAGTTTGTCAATTTTTTTTTGCATTGCCTCAATCCGCAGTTGTAAATATTTAATCATTAATTTTTGCATTTTCTTTAATTTGTCTAAAATTAAAAATATATTTTCAATTTACAAAATTATTTTAAAAAAAAACGGCCTCATATCTGAAACCGCTTTTCGCTTTGTTTGTCGTTTTGTCGTTTAAAACGGCAAATCGTCGGACGTTTCGGCGACCGTTGCCGCTTCTTGTTTGACGTATGGATCGGACAATTTAATTGAAAAGAATTTGCCTTTTGCGCCGTCCTTGACCCAAGCGGCGATTTGTTGATTTGTGCCGTCTTGTAATTTAATCGAACCGGAATAATCGGGTTGATTGTCGTTTGTTTTGTTGGTGTTTTTAAATAAACTCCCATTTCCATTGTTGTGTTCGTATGCCATTTTATTTGATTTTATATATTAAATTTTTGCTTTATTTGTTCGCTGTATTGTTTTTTAATTAAAAAGCCGGCCAATACCTTTTCGGCTTGTTCTTTTGTTGCCTTCATTGTCGCATTGAATTGCGCGTCTGTGAGCCATTTTTTGCCCTCTTTTATTTTAGGCTTTGCAGCGCTTTGATTTTTAACGGCGCTTTGTACTTCATTAGCCGAAGCAATTGACGTGTCAATCCCGATCCCCAAGTAACCCAACGCCCGGCCCAATGCCGAGGTGAAACCGTTTTCAACAAACGACGTTTTGTTTATATATGACGAATCGCGGTACTCCTGCGAATGCGCCGAGGCAATTTTGACGCCTTTGTTGTCGCTGATTGTGACTTTAAAAATACCTTCCTTTTCGTCAATGTGGATCAATGATTCTTTTATTTGCCAACCATTAAATTTTGATATGCTTCTAAAATATTTTAAACGCTCATTAACTGTAATATATTCGCGCCCCTTTATGTTGATTGTTTTCATTCTATTAAATTTTAAGTGTGATTAAATATCCAGGATTTCAGAAACCCCAAAACCGGCGTCGCTTAAAATAGTGACTTCGGCAATTGTGAATGAATCCGGATTTTGTAAACGTGATTTTAATGTCGGCATTGTGCAATTAAGTAATTCGCAAACATCGTAACGTTTTAAATTTAAGCGTTTTAATTCCGCTTTGAATTTGTTTTCAAACATATTTTTCAAATTGTATTGACTACAAAAATAAAAAATTTCTTTTAAATAAAAAAAATATTTTAAAAAAAACCGCCGCAAATCAATAAAGAAATTACGACGGCCGACAAACAAAGCAAATATCTAACTTATTAACGTTGTTGTTGGAATGTCATCGTCGTCGTTTGGCAAATGCGCGCTAATTTTATAAATATTTTCTTTGACATCAAACTCCAATTTGTCAATGACTGTTGGTTGTTTGTCAACAATTACGTTTGGAAAATTAAACCATAAACGATTGTTTATTGATAGCGGTTTTCTGTTTAAATTTCTGAAGCTGCCCGAATATCTGTTGACAAACTCTCGAAAATCGTTTGCGACATTTGCAGCGGCGACCGTATGCGGGCCACGTTTTAGACCACTTGGCGGATTGATTCCAAAAAAATCATCACGGGTTCGATAAATATTCCCAACGTTTTCCGCTAAACCAATTTTTTTGAATTTTTTTATTGACGTGTTATTTGCGTTTTGTATTATAAGAGTTTTAAAATTTGCTTTGTTGACGTCTTTTGTTTGACCGGTGACAATTATAAAGTTGTCAAAATATGTTGAATTATATCGCGATGAAGTTGTTTTTGTACAATTCAAACGCGGTTCAAATTCAATACTTGACAACGTGAAACCGGTTCCGCGTTCAATCAAATCCTTTAAAGTGCATTTTACGTTAATATTTTTATATTTATTATAATCTGTATTTGTTATAATATTTCTAAAAAATAATTGATTCAACCATTTTTTATTTGTATTGTCCCAAGCGTACAAATCAACGTGATCGGCGCCGCCGGTTGTATAAGTGATTGTCATTCTAATTTCAAAAATCACTTCAGTTGTGACCGCCGCGGTTGAATCTTTGTCAACGTCAACAAAATAAGTCACTTTAAAACCGTGATTTTCAATATCATCAAACGCGTTGATAATTGTCGGCGCTGTTCTTTTTATTAAATTTCTGTTGACTGTTGTTGGCGCGTTATCTTTTATTTTAAGTGCTTTTTGACCTTTAAAAATGTAATCACTTGAAACCACTTCGGCCTCGTTGTCAATACTATCGTAACCGGTCAAACCGTATTCAAAACCGGTGTTGAAAAATTCGTCTTCTAAATCGTTGTTTTCGGTGTTAATTTCAATACTTTTTGACGGTTGTAAATATTCAAGTGTTAAATCGTTATTGATTGGCAATAAATCACCCGGAACGCTTTTAACATAAGGAATGTTTTTTGTTTCAATGGCCGTTCCGGTGTTTGAAAATTTTAAAGTTTCGTATTTTTCGCCCCCGGTTGATTGTAGTTGGTCAAAAATTTTGTTTCTTATGCCCGTTATTAATGTACTATTGTTTGTAAGTTCGTTTAAAATTTCGTCTTTAATTGATTTGTCAAATATATTCGTTGATTCTACAATATACCATTGACCAAATGATTGGAAAATCCGTTGATTGTAAAGGGCCAAAATAATTTCTAATTGTTGTTTTGCTGTATAAGTGTCGAAATCTTTTTTTAATTCCTGAACCCCCGTTTGTGTTCTTATGTATGGAAATTTATTAAAAGCAACGCCCCCAACAGTAACCCCAACCGAATCATTGGTATCGTTTATAAAATTTAAATTTAAATCCAAATCCAAATTTTGCAAATTTTGCGATATACGTTCCAAGTCAAACAATGAAGTTGTCGCGGTTGTACCGTCGTAACTTGTGCCAATTGCGCTATCAAATGAATTTAAAGTTCCTAAACCGTCGAACGCGTTTAATTTAATACCAAACGGCGGTGATGTCAATTTTTCTTTGAAGCGATCAACAACCAAATAACCGGTCCAATATAAATTGTAATTTTTATAAATTGTTTGCGATATTTGATTTTCAATACAATTCAACGCTTCAATTGCGCCGCCGTCGTCAAAAACTCTTTTTTGATAAAACGTTGTGTTTGTCAAATATTTTGTTTCATTTTCCAAACATGACAAAGCTTCGACCGTTGCGCCGTCATTGAAAACCCTATTTTCGTAAGTTTCGGAAATTGGTTCGACGTAAGAAATATTTATTTTATATTCTCGTTCGTCAAACTTATAAAATTCGTCATAAGATATTGTGTCGGTTTGAATCAATTCAATTTGACATTTTGATCCAATTAAAGGCTTGTAAAAATCATCTGAAGATTGCCAGGAAATTTTTACCGGATTCGCGCTGCCAATAATCGGCAAAACATCACCCGAATAATTTTTTTTTAAAATTTCAAGTTTTTTGGGAAATCCTAAAATATTTGAAAATTCCAATCTATATTTTACGCCGTAACTCATTTTTTAGTATATACGATCCGATGTTTCATTTGCGCGTTCAATAGCAATCAATAAGTCTTGGCCGTCAATTCTTACATTTCCGGTCACGTTTACATTGCCGCCCCCGGTTCCGCCAATCATTGATTGCAGTTTATTAAGAGGCGCAATAACTTCGGGATTTTGTCGCGCGCCTGGGTATTCACCAACCAACCCCATTGTTGGACCGCTAACAATACCACCGGCCGCAAATTTTGAAAATGTCCCGGCAATTAAAGCCGTTGCACCGGCAATAAGCGCGGGCAAAACAAACGCCGACGCCGGTCCAAAACTTTTTGCCGTTTCTGTTGCTGCAGCAGTACCGCCGGCCAATGCAATTTTTAAATTGTGACCTAATATTTTTAACGCGTCTTTTGCGAGCGTTCCAACAAATGCGCCGGTTGCTGATTGTGCGCCGCCAAACATTTGCGTGATTGAATTTCCAATGGCGCCAAAAGATTGATCAATTTGCGCGCCAATACTTTGCATCAAATCCAATGCGGTTTGTTGATTCATTAAAAAATCTAAAAAACGAACCTTTTTTTGTTCGTAATTTTCGGCCTCTGTTTCGTTTTGTAATTGATTAAATTCCGCGTTTGATGTGATTTGTTGGTCTTTATCTTGCAAGTCTATTTCTTGCATTTCCAAAACGCTAGCGGCTTTTATTTCTTTTCTTTTGTTTGCGGTGTCTGCGTCGCTTTGCAAAATTGCGTCGTTATTTGCCAAATGATTTTCTAGAGTTGCGGTATCTGTATCACCTTCGCCGGTTTGTCCAACCTCAACCGGGACCGTAATTTTTGCAATTTGTTTTTGTTCTAACGCCTCATTGAAATTATCAACAACGCTTGACCCTAAATTTCCGGCTTCGGTTTTAATGTTGTCAAACGCGCTCAAAACATTGTTTTTAACGCCTTCAAAAGCAACCTTAAAACCTCTTTTTATTTCGTCGGGGTCCAATGTAAAAATCCCCATTATAATCGCGCCAAGGCCTTCCAATGCGCTTACAATATTTTTTGCGGTCAATGTCACAATTGTGAGCAATGTTTTAAAAACAAATTTTCCAACCGCAACCAAATTTTTAAATTGCATTATAATAAAATCAACGGCCAATTGTATCGGCAAAGCGTTATTATAAAGGTCAATAAAATAGTTTGATATTTTAATCAATGCGGCTTTTATGCCGGACCAATTTTTGTAAATAACAACGCCAACGGCCGTCAATGCAGCGACAACCAATCCAATCGGTCCGGTCATAACAGTCAACGCCGTACCAATAGCGGGCGCCAATGTTAAAAGCGTTCCAATAATTGCAATAATTGGCCCCAATGCAGCAACAACCCCGGCGAAAATAACAATCACTTTTTTTGTTGTTGGTGATAATGCGTTAAATTTTTCTGACAAATTA